TCCTGTTTTGAATCCAAGGACAACTTCATTACAGCGTCTGCCGCATCAGTATTGGCCATATTGCCGGTTGGGGTTGGCTTTTGCTGAACAATGTCAGTCACGATAGGAGGTCGTGAATATCCCCAATGATTTGCCAACTCCCCTACACCCATAGCAACCATCTCGGTTGCTCTTGCATAAGGTGCAATCATAGGAACATCTTTCAATTTCCCAGCTGCCTTTGCAACGGCTGAAGCTGGTGTAGAAATAATGCCCTGTCCATACTCATCTCCGGAATTCATCATACCGGCTTGGGGTGTATAATCAGCTAACGTTAAAGTGGTAATCGCTGTTGGCATGGTTAGCACAACATCCGAAGCCCACGCGTAAACGGTAATGGTGACAGGATCATCCCCACCGTTCGCATGCAACAAATTGCTGAAAGACTTGATAGCTAACTCACCCATATCATCTCTGTCAGTAGTACTTAACGAAAGATAATTTTTGGGCCAGAAAAATGGTAAATCCAATTGTCCACCAGTATTATTGGTAGGATTTAGGAAAAAATGCGGCTTCTGAGAAGCAGCAACCAAGTCAGCATCAAGAAAGTTACGAGTCACAGTGATATCATCATATCCAATTAATGGATTATAAGAAACTAAAGCTCTCCCGTAGTGAAAGCCTGTGCCACTAATGACCATCTTAACATGCAATTTAGATCTATACAGTTCGTAATTGGCAATCTTCTCAGCAACCCTAGGATCATTTAAAAATAATTTCCAAGGATTGAGTTTTTCAAAAAGCGGTTGCCCGACTGACCATGAATACTCAGCAATACGAGTAGGCCTTCCTAAAAAGTTACCCAATGTTGAATCGCTCGTTTTGCTCAAGTTCATAGTTGCGTCCATACCTGAACCAATTGTAGTGGTCCATCCTGCATCTTGCTCATTAAAATTTGTAATTTCAGCCTGCATGTTAGCCATGCCCTCTTCTTGTATTGTACCGAGGGCACCAGATTGTGGTACATATTGTGTTTTATAAATATTGTAATAATTAGTAATGCGATTTGTTGATAAGGGTCAGATACATGCATCATTGTATCTGCCTATTTGCACTTTTGTTTGTGGGGCTATTAACCACTGTCGCTAAATAACGACTCGCATGTTCGCGTCATTCTTGTCTCATCAAAGCAGTCTGCCTGCATGGTATGTGCTAAGCCATACATAACACCTGTAATCAGTGATGAGTGCGGTTTTGGTTTCATTGTTGTAACGACGACACTACCGCAGCGCCTCCGGATCTTTTTACGACATATCAGGTCGGGATGTACATTATGATACGATCTTGACATTATCGAGGAAATCAGCTATCTTAGCTGGAAAACGTGGTTCCCCGAAACATTCTACGAGTTCAAACCCGTACTCAGTATATGTCAATCCATAAACAGTCATGGTTGGCTGACAAGCTTCCAAAACTTTTGCATATTTTATTGCTTGTTCTCTGACTTTACGCATATAGGAACCATGTCTTCCTACTACACGTTTGCATTCAATAACAAGATATACCCCTTCAAACACATATAAAAGATCGCCACAAGCGATACCTCTATCTATTACAGGATACTCTTCTTTCCATGGCTTGCCGAGCACTTCCTTCACTCGACTGCATAAAATCTCCTCATCACCAACAGCCAATGTACCTTGACTGCTTGATGAATCGGAAATTGCAATACTATCCGGAACAGAAAAATTGTCTAATTCAAAATCGTGAATAGCTCGTCTAGTAATACGAATCTTTTCATTCCTGTGTTTATCAGGATTAGTATTACCAAGCATACTTCCTAACATAACATAAACCTGCTTTAAACTTTTTCCTACAATCCTTTCGGTATACCATTCTTCAGCATCAAATACTTTCCCCATTTGGGGAACGTACTTTTTCTTCCAATCAGCAACTCTTGTATCATAATCATCATCTAATGTTCGGCAGGGCAAATCAGCTCGTCTAGCGATTTCCTTCATCTGCTGCCTTCTCTCTTCGAATTTCTCTCTACCATGAAAGAACCATTCTCTAAGAGCTCCATCTACATTCTGCGTGCACACCTCCAAAGGTGTCACCTCTTTAGACTCCAAGATGGAATGGAGTGATTTAAAAATAGATGCTTCCTCCAAAACACCTACAAAAACCCCTAAATCCTCATCATATCTATCTTTACGCTTCAAAAAATCAGCGTCATATCTAGACATGAAAGGTACGGGATCTGACTCTTTGTCAGGCATGGTGAAAATCATATCATTGGCTTTTAAAGTATTGGCCATAGATACGTGATTGAACTTGTCGTAACCCGGACGTACTGAACCTTTGGCATCATCGCCATAAGTCATAAGAGTTACCAAGTCTCTGAAACGTGCAGCACGTCCCAAAGACAATTCATCACCAATATTTTCCAACTCCTGCTTAGAATACACATCATAAAAACAAATGCGATGCAAAAGCGAATTAACAATACTGTTAATATACACAGTCATATTTTGCCCAGATGGATTGGTGCCTAAGAAACGAACAAGCGTTCCATTATAAGCTACTAAGGGCGTGCAAACATCATGCGCAATAACAGTCATCCTCTTGAGATCAGAGGATGTATAATTGCCAGACCAAGTTGCAATCTTGATCATAGTTGAAAATGCAGTAATGGTTAACTGCGCTGGCATTCGTAAATCATACTTCGAATAATCACCAGCAATGACCCGATCATCGCCAAACTGCGCCATAAACTTCGAAAGTTCATCCCACTCAGGTCCATGAGAATTTACTCCAACTGCCGTTTCTGTTATTAGTGGATATAACGACATAAAACGCGCTACAGGCAAAAAATATTTCCTGATTGCGTATTGAAGTGCAAGGGGTGCGGCTTGGAACACACGTACCTTGTCTTTAGACAATTTTGTCGGTTCATCTTTAAGACTCGCGCCAAAAATCATATTAAGCATTTCTCCTGCGTCAGCAGTAACTAATACTCGCGTAATCTCGGCTTGAATCTCGGGAGTGAAATCCCTTGGGCATGAATGCTCGTCTGTAGGTGTCAAATCAACCATATGACGAGACTTAGGCCCTCCAATAGGGTAACCCATGGAAGTTTTGGTTACCATAGCGTCGATGAAACGCCTTCCTTCAATACCAGAAATGGTTTCCTGGTGTGAGAGCGGTCTCATTTCCGCACGATGCAAATTTTTATCGCGCGTAAAAACATCCTCAATTTCTGCTAGGTAATCATCCATAGCAACTTCAACATCTACCGGGTTGAATCCTACTGATGGCTTTGAACAAACCTCTAATGATTCATACCATGGCCTCCAACTTTGCGAATCCACCCTACCGTCTTCCAGTTCAACTGGTTTGACAAATTTAGGTGGACCGTGTACATTGGAAACTCCAGTAACTTCCTCCACTAATCCAGAAATAGGCGTTTCAATCACTCTCGATGTGAATTTTGCCTTCCCCGTAACAGTGCCATATGCAACAATTGCGGGATCTCCAGAAATAAAATTGGTAGGACACTTGCGATGAACATCACCACTAATAGCATACTCCTGTCCCATCATGGAATCAGGAATTTCAGCCGCATGCGGTGCTGGCAAATAAGTTGGACTTAATGCTAACAATTTTGTACGAGCTACTTCTAATTGCGGTGCTGTAATAGCAAATCCACATCCCCTTTTGGTGTTTGTAATTCCACCAATATGGAAACCTACTATTTTCTTCTCCTTCGAGTCTGAAACAATAGGTGACATACACATACCTTCAAATGTTTCTAACGTATTAAGCGTATAGAAAGCACCTGGAAATACAGCAATGCCATTGTGAACATCATTGGCATGTTGCCAATAGGTTGTGTCCCTAAAATAATTGAGTTTGTGATCTACCCCATGCATAACAGCATTTATTGTGTGACGGACATAATCATCTTCAAAATGTTTAATCATGTCTTTTGCTGGTTGTGCATTGGGAACATAAACAAGAGCAGCATCAGTATTTGGAATAATGTAACAACGTTTTTTGTTAATAATAGTTGATACACTTCCAAACGAGCCCTTGAAAGTTGCTGTTGTAGGTACTAACGGTAACAAATGTGCAGGTACCATATAAATCTTGGAACTCAAACAAAATGCTCCACTATAATAATCGCCAATCTCAACAATGCTCAAAGCTGTACGAAGCCCGTTCTTAGCTTTATCTTGATCAACAAAACTTCCCTTGTGACTAAGCTTTACATGCTCGGGTTGTTTCCAAACATCAGCTTCTTCATCACGCTCACGAATGTCAGCAACTGACTTGGGAGCTAATTTGCCCTGCCAAGATACATTTGCTTTCAATGCTTTATAAGTTTGAGCAGCTCCATATAAAATTCCTAATGAAGCAAAGATGCCACACGCAAATTTAACGTGTTCATCTCTAAGAGTCTTAAACAATTCAGGTAAAGTCTCACGCGACGCAACTAAACGCGCCATATAAGCCTCCTTCTTTGTCTCAATAACTCCCGCAATGGTAACCATGTAATACAATAACCCTAATGCACCTGTAAGGATGGCTGCCTTATACCCGAAAGTACAAAGAACAGCAAGGCACATAAATGTATGAGCTATTAACATACGTTGGCAATAAGTCTTAACTTCTTGACCTATAACATCTTCCCCGAATGAAAGAATGGTGGATTTAACATAATCGTTATCCATCCACTCCTGGGGAATCCATGATGTCCATGCGGACAAAGGTGATTCTTCATAGGCTTTAAGGCCCAATAATAATACCTTAATAGCGATATCCTCAACAGCCGTTTCTGTACGGCTTTGATGCACTCTCATTTTGTGTTGAAAAGCGCGGCCTTTTCGTGTAATATGGCCTGCGAGGCGTTCGCCAAAGTGAGGTGAGTATTCCTCACAATCGGAGAATTCTTGGCATGAGCACGTCTCCACGCACTCACTACACTCCTTGCAAATATTCACAATATCGGATGGCTCCGTAAATGATTCTACAAGAATTGTTTGCTCGTGATTATGTTTACGAGCAACCTTAATTAGGTGGTTTACATACTCAGTAACAGACAAGTCTGAATGAGTAGTACGCCAGCTGCTAAAGCTTTGTCCACTAGGCCCATCTCCAATGGGCTCTTTTAACGTGATAAGCCAAATATCATTAAGCTGGTTCATAGAACCAAACTTAGCAATGACCTTTGCTGAATCTAGCAAATTATTGGTCAAGAACTCTGGACGTACATTAAGTTCAACATGCAAATGGCAACGTCTTAAGACGGACATGGAGTTGTATGAGGCTAAGCCTGCATGAAGTTCCTCCACATTGGTAGTGATAGTCAAACAACTAGGCTCAATCGAAATTTTACCTTTGTTAGCGAGATCTGCCATAACGGCATACTCACGAATGTTGTTGACAATCTTAATAATTGACTCGGAGGGAGCAATATCCCAAAATTCCTTTTTGGTATTTCCGAGATCATCAATCTTTACTCCAGTAATATAAGATCGATAGTTTGACATGTACTGATCCGACTCATTAATAGTACAAATGTAGTCGGCGGAGCATGGTACACCCATGGCTTTAAGAACTGTTGCCATGGTAATGTCAGCAAATGTTGATTTCCCAACACCTGAATTGCCATAAATTTTGACTGCAAGTGGAGACTTTCGTAAGCCTCCTGATATGCGAATGGCAGTAAACTCAGTGTAAATCTTACTGAGTGCCTCCCATTTTTGCTGAGTAATTTTCTTCTCAGTGCCAATAGGAGTGGTTTTATATAGCTGATGAAAGTCTTCAATTAATTCTTTCAACTCTCTATCAAATTGAGCTTCTGACATGCTTAGGAAACGTTCCAAGTTTCCATTGCGTGCATGTTCCCATTGTGATAATTTAGCTACATATTTTTCCTCCATCTCAACTAATTTGGGTGATGAAAATAAAAGTGGAGATAGAGAACCCGTAACAAAACACATATATCCGGCTTCGGCAAAAAATACAATAGTATCTACCAAAGCATCCATCAAATCAACTGCTGTGCAGTGTCTTTTTTGTGCTTCAACGGCGAAAATCTCGAAATTTCCAAGCGATACACTCGCATTCTCAATAACTCCTAAAGTTACAAGGAGTGATAATACTCTTGAGATTTGAGCAAACGCTGGATTATTAACGAGTAATTTCCAATTGTGCAAGGCATCTTTCATTTGCTTGAGCCATGCGGGGCGTTCAGTGGAAGATTGTGGTGAGTATCCAGTGAACAATTTTTCCACTACAGATGACAGCTGACTAACTAATGCTGTCTGGCAGTGGGTTTTAGCGTACAAAGTAAGTACAGCAAGGAAACCAGTAGCGTCAGAGACGCTACATAGAGCCCCATACAATGCGCAAATTCCTTCAATTTTAGAAATTGCGGTTTCAGTGAGCTGGGTGCGTAAATGATCTTTTAGATTGAGTAAACTCGTGATCGAAAAGCTCGACTGAGGTGCATATTGCGATTGTGTTAAATAAGTGATTTTAGCCTGTAAAGGCAATTTATCGAAATCCATTTTGGTAAGGATTACCTTCTGTAATGCTGGTGTGTCCACAGAAAGACTGGAAAATTGAGACTGACTCATAAGAGAGTCAGAATTTAATCCAACAAATGGCTTAACTGCGCTAATGCCAAAAGCGCTGCCGCTAGACGCGGACTTCATTTCGTGACTTATTTCAGCCACAGGAAGAGTGTTGAGCACACTTCCCACCGTATCTACAGAGAAATACATAATTAACGCCTTCAATGTCTTTTTATTAGGTCGACATTTTGGATAAGCGAACACCGTAACCCTGCTCCCCATGGAGCTGGGGACTATGAACGTATTCATAGTCTCTTTACAGAATTATCTGCTTCAAGTATTTTCGGACATTAAGCTTCCTATACTAATATAAAGCTAGTTATGTACCAGAGCCGTTCTTCTGGTATTAAAATATCACAGCATAACCTACTGTGAAAGGGCGGATCTAAGGCCCAGATTATTATTTTAAGTTCAATAAACAAAAACTTTTTGGGTGTCACGTAAACGTTTCAAATCAGTGACAAGTTTAACGTAGAAATTCTTAACAATTTTAAACAACAATAGAGGATGACTTTAATCATCCAACTACATATGATTGCAAGCCCTAGAGATGATT